GCCATGCGAGATGGTAGAGTCAATCCGTCAGCATAACTTTATAAGGATAACTTAATATGGCTACAATGGGATCAGCAGCCGGTTACCAGAATTTACCTTCTGGAAATTGGGCACCTGCTATTTACAGTCAAAAAGTTCTTAAATATTTCCGTAGAGCATCGGTTGCTGAAGCAATTACAAATACCGACTATACTGGAGAAATTGAGAATTACGGTGATACTGTAAACATACTAAAAGAACCAACAGTTACTGTGGCTTCTTATGGTCGTGGACAAACTATAGACACACAATTACTTGCAGATGATCAAATCACACTAACAGTGGATCAAGGCAATTACTTTGCGTTTAAAGTTGACGACATAGAAGAAAGACAAGCACACGTAAACTGGGAAGCTCTTGCAACATCTTCAGGTGCATATGCTCTGAAGAAATCATACGACTTTAACGTACTAAACGCAATCAACGATGGTGCTGCTACTATAGATGGCACATTAGGTGTTGCAGGTACTGCTATATCTGGTAATACAGGTGACGAAATAGCAAACTACATTAGTACAGCAGCTCGTGTATTAGATGACAATGACGTTCCGGGTGAAAACCGTTGGCTTTGTGCCAGCCCTCAGTTCTATGAACTATTAAGACAGGCTGACTCAAAAATAATGGATTCATCTGTAACAGGTGGGCCATCTAATTTGTTTAACGGTCAAGTAACAGATAGAAAGATACATGGTTTTACTCTGTATCAAACTAATGTTATGACAGTTGGATCTGTAGGATCAGATGCAGCAAATACATTTGGACCTTCAGGAACATCAGGTGAAGCTGATGTCTTGTTTGGACATATGTCTGCAGTAGCTACTGCTTCACATATTGCTAAAACAGAAGTAATACGTGATCCAGATAGTTTCTCTGACATAGTTCGTGGTTTACACGTATTTGGTCGTAAAGTACTTCGTGGCTCAGGTGATGGCTACAAAGGTGTATTCACTGGTGTAGTGGATTTAAATACATAAATTAGAAAGGATTAATATAAAATGGGTACATTAAATGTAACCGGTGCCGGTGGCACAACAGGTCATCCTTCTAATGGAAGGGTACCTTATTTAGTTGAGAATACTATTGATTTATCTCAACTTAGAGCTGGTACTGGACCAGATAACGCAGATATTCTACAAGTACTAGACATACCTGCAGAGACTTTAATTATGGAAGCTGGAATAGAAGTGATAACTGCACTTTCTAGTTCTGCTACTATGGATATGGGTATTACCGGTGGAGACGTTGACATTTATGTTGACGGTGACGGTAATGCAACAGGCTATGGTGTATTAACTGCAACTGCTAGACATATAGCAGCAGCTGCAGACACTTTAGACATACTTATCGGTGGTGCAGATTCATCTGCTGGTAAAATTAGAGTGTTTGCTGTTATGTGTGATGTTTCAGGAGTTTCTGAAACTGACACAAATACTGATGCTCAACACGATACTGCAAGTTAACACTAAAGAATTTTGGGGGAGGGGTTATTCTTCTCCCTCAATTTAACTAAAGGCAAATTCATGGCAACAATAGATTTAAGATCTACACAAAAGATATATAAGCCTAAAACAGCTGTAGACAATAGAATAGAAGAAATGGAAATTCGTATGAAATCCATTACACAAATATTAAATACAATCTTAAAAAAATTGGAAATCTAATGGTTAAAAAAGGTTTATATGCAAACATTAATGCAAAGAAAAAAGCTGGTACTAGCAACACAAAGAAAAAGTCTACTATCTCAACAAAAGCTTACAAGAACATGCAAGCAGGATTTCCAAACTCTGCAAAGAACAAAGCTAAAAGAGCTAGAGGATAGCTAGTGGCTAGATCTCCAGCATGGCAAAGAAAAGAAGGCAAATCCAAATCTGGTGGATTAAATAAAAAAGGAGTAGCTTCCTACAGAAAGGCTAACCCCGGATCTAAATTAAAAACAGCTGTAACGACCAAGCCATCCAAATTAAAAAAAGGATCAAAGGCAGCAAATAGAAGAAAGAGTTTTTGTGCTAGAATGAGTGGAATGAAAAAGAAACTAACCGGTGCAAAAAAGAAAAACGATCCTAAATCAAGAATTAATAAAGCATTAAAAAAGTGGAATTGTTAAATGAAGGGCGTAAAACATTATACTAAACAGGGTAAAGTTCACAAAGGGACTACGCATAAAATGCCTAATGGAACATTACATTCTGGTAAGACACACAGCAAAAGTAGTAAAAGATTATACCACTATAAAGAGCTTACTAAAACTGCACAAACTGTAGCAAAAAAACAATAGGGATAGAATAGTGGCAACAACATATCTAGTATTAGTAAATAACGTGTTAAATGAATTGAATGAATCAGAATTAACAGCTTCTAATTTTTCTAGTAGCAGAGGAATACAAACTGCAGTAAAAAAGTTTGTACTAAAAGCTATACATGAAACGTATAATGCCCTGTCTGAAATTCCAGATTTATATATATCTACATCACAAACAACAAATGCTGGACAAAGAACCTATGCCTTACCTTCTGCCGCTTCTCCTCAAAGCACAGATTTAGCTTATAGAAAAATGGATTGGGACACTTTTAGACTTGTACCAAAAGAGATAGTAACAAACGGTGAGTTTACATCAGCTATTTCTAGCTGGACAACCTCTTCAGGTACCCCTGCTTACAACTCTGGAGGAAATGGTAGATTAAGACTTAATGCAGCAGCAGCACATCAATCTCTATCTACAGTAAAAAATAAACAATACAAAATACAAGTTCGTCTATTTGATTCTTCTTCAGCAGGTACAAATTTAAAAGTGCAGGTAGGAACTTCTGCTGCAGACACAACAAATTTAAACGAAACAATATCCGTATCAAATTTTGGTGAAGGAAAAGTGCTAGACACTATTTTCACAGCAAGTGCATCTACTACATTTATAACTCTAGACAATGATGCTTCTAACAATTTAGATGTAGACTACGTAAGAATTTCAGAAAATATATCTGTAAAAAAATTAAAGTATATAACTTATGATGACTGGAATAAAAGATTTTTAGAAAGAGATTTAACAAACTCCGAATCTTCTCAAGGTTCTCCAGAATGCGTGTACCGCACACAGAATAAAGAGTTTGGCCTATCCCCTGTACCAGATCAAAGTAACTATTCTATAGAGTACGAATATTGGAAAGTACACACTGATCTTTCTGCACATGGAGATACTATAGATTTAGATGATAGATTTAAAGATGTAATTACTACAAGAGCTAAATACTATGCTTACATATTGCGATCTGATCCTCAAGCTGCTCAAATGGCTTACGAAGAATACAAAAACCAAATGCAAATTATACGATCAGAGTATATTAACAGTAGAGTCTACATGACAGATACAAGGGTACATTAATGCCAGATACTTCTTATCAAAAACCATTTACCGCCAGTTGTGCAGGGGGACTTGTACTTAATAAAGACGTATTTACCATGCAACCGGGTGAGGCGTTACAACTGTCTAACTTTGAACCAGACATAACAGGAGGTTACAGAAGACTAAATGGAACTACAAAATACAATACAAACATTGTTCCTCAAGTAGCAAATGCTGATGAGAGAATCTTAATGTCTGTAATATTTAATGATATTATAGTTGCGGCAAGAGGGGGAACAGTATATACTGGAACAACAAGTGGTAGTTGGACAAGTAGGGCTACAAGTAAAGGTTCAACCTTCACTTATGATTTTGATAAATATAACTACAACGGCACAGATAAAATAATAATTGCTACAGGGGCAGCAGCAGCTTTTACATTAGACACAAGTTTTTCAGAAGACGTAATAAATGCAACAAGTGGAGGTACAGCCCCTACCAATCCTAAGTTTGTAAAGTCTTTTGCTAATCATATGTTTTATGGTGGAATGTCTAATTCTACACACAGTGTTATATTCTCTGGACCATTTACAGAAGATGATTTTAACACAGGTGCCGGAGAGATAAAAGTAGGTGACGTAGTTACAGGATTAAAAGTCTTTCGTAACGAACTGTTTATATTTTGCCAAAGAAGAATTTATAAAGTATCCGGAACAAGTTCAAGTACTTTTCAACTTGTTGAAGTAGCAAAAAACGTGGGTTCAATAGCTAATAATTCAATACAGGAGTTAGGTGGTGACATTATATTCTTATCTGCCGATGGTATCAGAACAATTGCTGGTACAGCAAGAATTGGTGACGTGGAGCTTGGAACTGTTTCTAAGCAAATCCAAGATAGAATCAATGATATCACTTACGATAATGTTACCTCTTTGGTAATAAGAGACAAGTCTCAGTATCGTATATTCTACCCCCTTACTGGTGGTTTTGAAGGTTCACAAAAAGGAATAATTGCAACGATTAAAGTTAATCCTAACTCTCAACAGATGGGTTTTGAGTATGCTGATATAAAAGGATTAAAAGTATCTTCTTGTGATTCTGACTATATAGCCAACGTAGAGACAGTCATACATGGCGGTTACGATGGATACATATACCAACAAGATTCAGGCAATGTTTGGACAAGGGGTGGATACTCTAGCAACATTGACGCAACATACAGATCTCCAGATATAACAATGGGCGATCCGGGTGTTAGAAAAAACATGCAAAAAGTAAACCTTAACTGGAAACCAGAAGGTGCTGTAGATGCAAGCATGTTTATAAAATATAATTATGATGACATTAACACTCCTCAACCTGCGGTATTTTCTTTAACTACTTCAGGGGGTGGAGCAAATTTTGGATCAGGTTTGTTTGGAACTTCTGCTTACGGACAAGGAGACTTACCAATAACACGACAAGCTGTAGAAGGTTCAGGCTTTGCTGTAGCACTAAAAATAACAGACACAAGTAGCAATATTCCTTTTTCCATAAAAGGTTTTGAATTAGAATTTACACCGGGAGGGAGAAGATAAATGGCTGTTTATACTAGACAGAGCTCAACAGCAATAGTAGATGGGGGTGTTATTGAAGCCGTTGATTTAAACAATGAGTTTGATCAATTAGCTGCAGCATTCCTTGCACCAACATTTGGAGTAGGCACATCAGGTGCAGACATTGTATTAACATTTGATGGAGAGACCAACGATGGTGTTCTTACATGGATGGAAGATGAGGATTATTTTTTATTCTCCGATGATCTACTTTTAGCAACTAATGAAAAAGTACAGTTTAGAGATACAGGTCTGTACATCCACTCTTCTGCCGATGGGCAACTTGACATTATAGCTGACACAGAAGTACAAATAGCTGCTACTACTGTAGACATAAATGGTAACGTAGACATCTCAGGAACATTATCCGTTGATGGTGCTTTAGACTTTGGGGATGCAGCAATATCCAACCTTGGTGCTGTACAGTTAGACTCTATTGCAGGAGATGGGGATACAAATACATCCATTGCATTTAGTGGCTCAGATGTTATTACCGTTACTACAGGTGGTGAAACACAATTTACAATGAACAATGGTTCTATTGCTCCTACTACAGATTCTGATGTAGACTTAGGTACTAGCTCTCTGTACTTTAAAGATGCTTATATAGATGCTATTACTACTACAGGCAATGTCTCAGTTGGTGGTAACTTAGATGTTACTGGAACTTTTGACATGAGTGATGCTAATATTACTAACATTGGAAGCATTGCACTTGATACCATTACAAATGATGGCACAGACATTACCCTAGATTCTTCTGGTGACATTGTGTTAGATGCTGGTGGTGCAAATGTAACTATAAAAGATGATGGCACATCTATATTAGACATTGCAAACAGTTCAACAGATGTAGAATTTACAGTAAGCACTGCAGATAAAAACTTTAAGATTAAAGGAACTGATGGCTCTTCTGCAATTACAGCTTTAGATATAGACATGGCTCTTGTAGGAAAAGCAACATTTAGTGGAGATGTTGTAATTGGTGGAGACCTTACAGTAACTGGTGATGATCTTGTTATGGGAACTAACACTTCTGGACATATACTTGTTGCAGATGGAACTAACTTTAATCCTAAAGCAGTAGGTGACTTATCAGAAATTAGTACTGCTGCATCTGGTGATCTCTTTTTAGCTGTTGATGCATCTGGTGGTGGGCTTAAAAAAATAACTAGAAGTGCAGTTATTGCTGGCACCGGTTCAAGTGGAGATTTAGCTAACGTAGTAGAAGACACATCCCCACAATTAGGTGGAAACTTAGACACTAATTCTCAAAACATATTAATAGACGATGCACATTTTATTGCAGACGAAAGTGGAAATGAACAGATCATATTCCAAACAACTGGCTCTGCTGTAAATCAATTTGAAGTAACCAATGCTGCATCAGGCAATCCACCAAAATTAGCTTCTACAGGTGGAGATTCTAATATAGATCTTAATGTGACTGCCAAAGGTACAGGTCATTTAACTGTTCTTGGTGGAACCAATTCAGGAGCAATACAATTCAATTGTGAATCAAATTCACATGGCCAAATAGTAATAGCTCAACCCCACTCAGCAAGTGTAACAAATACCTTGTTATTACCAGCTGGTGCAAATTCAACTTTAGTATCTCTTGTGTCTGAAGATACATTAACAAACAAAACATTAACTGCTCCAATACTTGTTGATGGTGGCTTTATTGCTGATGCTAATGGAAATGAATTAGTAGTGTTTCAAACAACAGGTTCTGCTGTTAATGAATTAGAAATTACTAACAATGCTTCTGGAAGTAATCCAATCATAGCTGCTACTGGTGGTGATACAAATATTGGTATTGCTTTGACACCAAAAGGAACTGGTGAAATTGTTATTGCTGCTGGAAACCTTAATTATGCCGGAACTGCTATTACATCAACTGGTGCAGAGTTAAATTCCCTAGCTGGTATTACAGCAGTAGTAGGAGAACTTAACGCATTAGATATAGGTAGCACTGCTGTAGGAACAGCTGTTGCATCTAAAGCAGTTATATTAGATTCAGATAAAGACTATACAGGATTTAGAAATATTACTTTATCTGGAGAATTAGATGCAGGATCATTAGACATTAGTGGTAATGCAGATATTGATGGTACACTAGAAGCTGATGCTATAACAATTGGTGGTACAGCAATAGCTTCTGTATTGAGTCCAATAGCTGGTGGATCAGGCATCGTTACAACAGGTGCTATAAATGCCGGTTCAATTACTTCTGGGTTTGGAACTATAGATACTGGTGCATCTGCAATTACAACTACAGGGCTTATCTCTGGTGGCTCACTAGATATTGATAATGTTTTAATCAACGGAACAACAATAGGACATACTGATGATACAGATCTGATTACTGTAGCCGATAGCCTATTGACAATAGATGGAGACGTAACCATAACTGGAGCTACTCCAACATTAATAATTGGAGATGCTGGTGCAGAAGATGCAAAGATTGTGTTTGATGGGAATGCACAGGACTTCTATATAGGACTTGATGATTCTGCTGATGACCTTGTAATAGGAAAAGGTTCTACACTAGGAACAACACCTGCCATATCTATAACAGAAGCTTTAAAAACATCATTTGGTGGAGCAGCTGTAGGAAAAACCTTGACAGACACTTCAAATACAGGTAATGTTACACTAGATTATGATGCCAATCAAAACTTTGTATTGACACTTACCGGAAATACCGTATTAGTAAATCCTACTACAGAAAGTGTGGGACAGTCTGGAGTTATTGTAGTTATACAAGACGGAACAGGATCAAGAACCCTGTCCGGAGGTAGTAATTACGAATGGCCAGCAGCAACATTAGGAACAATATCTACAACTGCTAATGCTATAGACATAATTCCTTATTTTGTAGATGCTGCCAATTCTATTTTACTTGGAGCACCACAATTAGCATTTGCAACCCCATCATAGTAACGGAGTAATTAATTTATGGCTGGACCTCTTCAAAATCCTTTTATGTTTAAATCTGCTGCTGGTGCTGGTGGATTTTATACTCATCAAATACCAAATAGTGTTAGAAATAACTTTGATCAAAATGGAACAATATTAAGGACACCGGGAACTCCTTCAAGTACTACAACAATGACATTAAGTATGTGGATTCAAACACAAACTTCATTTCCTTATGCTG